AAAACATTTTGCAGATGGTTGCAGTTTGTGTGGGCAAGATGTTAATATAGTTGAGTAAACAATTTAAGGTACAGTTATGGGACTTTTGCCAAAAGGGTATGACCCAGAAGTTGCCGGTGGTTCTAGCAATTCTGATTTGTATATCAAGTTAGAGATGGGAGAGAACAAATTTCGTTTTCTCGATATCCTGCCGATGTTTGAGTATTGGACTGTTGAGGGTAAGCCTCAACGTCTAACGGTTAAGCCTAGCTTTATGCCATTCAATGCCCGGTTAGAAGGCAAATTTGGGGCGGAGAAGGTTAAGCACGTTTGGGCTTGTACCGTGTACAGCTACCGTCACGATGAAGTTAAGATTCTCCAGTTAACCCAAAAGTCAGTGCAGACCGCTTTAGCCAACCTTGATGCTGACCCAGACTGGGAAGATTTATCACGGTATGACGTAAAAATTACCCGCAGTGGGTCAGGCATGGAGACTGAGTATACAGTTATTCAGTCTGTGCCAAAAGATGTTACCAAAGGCATCCAAGCAAAGATTGACTCCAAGCCTATTAATCTGACTGCTTTGCTCTACAATGCTGACCCTTGTGGTCAAGACTGGGAAACCAAGGCTTTAGAAAACATTCTCACTTGGCTAGACCATGCTTGTACTGTAGCGGCTGAGCGTGAGATTGATGCTACCTTGCCCGCTACCACTGACCTGGGGGAACTGCTTAAAGAGTATGAAAAGCTCATTATGAAGTTACCCACCATTACGCCAGTCAAAAAGCCTCCAGTGGTGGAAGAAACACCCAAAGAGGCGATCGCCGCCCGTAATGGTGCTGACTCAGCCTCGGACGATGGAAACATCCCCTTCTAATTTCAAATGACCGTGACAATTTAATTAACTTGCAATCCCGTCCCCATTTGGCTTAGTAGTGGCGGGGTTGCATTTACCAAACAGAGGGCAAATGCTAAAGCTTAGAGATTACCAGCAACGCATGAAGCAAGAAGTTTACTCCTATATCAAGCAAGGAGTAAACAAAATCCTAGTAGTTAGCACCACGGGCAGTGGTAAAACTGAACTAGCTACTGCCATCACCATGGAGGCATTGTCAAAAAGTCGCAAAGTTGCCTTTTTGGTTCACCGTGACAATCTGGTTAGGCAAACGGTGGCACGTTTTAGCAAGGTTTTAGACCAAGCTGGCAACACTGTAAGGCATGGTTTTATCGAGGATTATAGCCCCAGTGATTTTGACTTGCGGCAAAGTGGTAATCAAGAGAAGGGTGATCCACCAGTAAAAGAATGCCCTGAATGTGGTTGCCTACACCGTACTTTTGATATGACCTGCCCTGAGTGTGGTTATGAATATCCAATCAAAGACAAGGTTAAGCAAGAATCGAACTTGGTTGAGTTACGTAAGGTTGATGAAGATTTACCCTTGATTGGTAGTCTTTATCGTAGCTGGAAAAAAGAAGCCTACCAGAAAAAGATAGCTCCGGGGTATGCCATGGCTAAGTTTAAAGAGCTACATCCAGACCGCTGGCCAGACCGTAACTGGAATCTCCATGCAGTTTTTGCTAATCCTACCCATGATGATTTTATTAGCTATATGAATTACTTGGTTAATATAGCTGAAAAAAAGGAAAAAGATAGCGCATGGATGTCCAGAGAGTTTATTAATGAATTTGGCTTTCACCCTAGTAAATTATTAACAGAGGAAGTTAACTAATGACTAACAAATTAAAAGTAGGGCAATCTGTGTTTTATGTTGACAACAGTAACAGACTGTTAAAGACAGGTTTGACAACAGTTACCAAAGTTGGGCGAGATTATTTTGAAGTGGACGCATTTAATCGTGAGCGTTTTTTTATTAAAACTATGCGCCATGACTCGAAATATGGATCGCCACGCATTGTCATTTTTCATTCTGAACAAGAATACTTGGACATAAAAAGGCATCAAGGTTTGCGGGCTAAATTTAGAGAAGTTTTTGGTTGGAACTCTACTGCAAAGTTGACTTTAGAACAGTTAGAAGCAATTAACACCATTATTGAAGGTAGCAACAATGACTAACATGACATTTGCAAGTCTTTTTACTGGCATGGGGGCGGCGGATATAGGTGCCAGTCAAGCTGGTTTAACGCCTATTTGGGGTGTTGAGATTGACCGTGATATTGCCTTGATTGCTGACCGTGAAATTCACGCCTACAATTACACTTCAGGCATTTTTAATGTAAATGTTATAGACGTAAATTACTCAGCAAATTTAGAATACTCAACAATGGAACGCCCCGATTGGCTCCATGCTTCCCCGCCATGTATCAACGCATCAAGGGCTAAGAATGGCAAAGAAACACCAGAAGACATTGAACTAGCTAATGCTATCTGCAAAGCAATTGAAGTGTTACAGCCTGATTATTTTAGCTTAGAGAATGTCATAGGCTATGCTACATTTAATTCTTTCAATAAGATTAAATTGACATTACTTAAAGCTGGATATAACGTAGCTTATATTTTTGCTGATTGTGAAGACTATGGCATCCCCCAGTCACGCAAGCGATTATTCTTAGTTGCATCAAAGCACTATGGTAAGGTGTCAGGCTTGTATGATTTATTGCACAAACGCCAAACCCCTATCGGATGGTATGAGGCGATCGCTGATCTAATTCCCACCCTTAAGCCAATTAAATTAACTGAATGGCAAAAACGAGCAATTATCAAACGCAATATAACAGAACATCAAGGATGGATGGATAAATTTGTAATTCAACGGTCAGGGGCAAGGAAGAAAGACGGGATACCAAACAACACAATTCGATTTTTTAATGAGCCAATGTTTACCATCAAAGCCATGAGTGGCAAGGTCAGGGTTAATCCTAAACAAGCAACCATCGTCATTGATGGGCAACCATATGAAGCTGATACTAGATGCCTTGCCCGATGGCAAACTATTCCAGACTGGTATCAATTTAGTGGTGATTTAAAACTAGATACCAAGATGATTGGCAATGCTGTCCCACCACTGATGATGCAAAAGGTCATTGAGTCAGTATTGCAATAAAAGACCCCCTTAGCACTCGCTGTTAAGGGGGAAGGAAAATGTAAACAAACAGAGGCTATGCGGCTAAGCATAAACACCACTATCCCTATCTTAACATCATCTTTTGAATCTCAGGTCATCGGCAAATAGATTGACCTTAACCGATTCTCCCAGGTAAGCAGTCAATACCTGGGAGATTTTCTGATTTATATTATCCAGCAACATATCATTCCGCATGATAATCACCTCCACCTTCTTTTCCAATTCTTGTATACTTGCCTTCAATTGTTCTGATGTTGCATCTTGGGCATTGTAGAGGATTTCTATTTGGCGCAGGTCATTGTAAATTTCTCTAATTTGCGGCTTAAGTTTTTCTTCTAAAACATCAATGCCTTCTTTGATAACTTCACTTAATTTAGTTTTTAATCGCTCTTCAAATTCTAATCTTTTAAGATTGCTATGTTCAATAATTAACCCCTTGGCGATACTACCACCTAATCCGCCAATTGCGAGTGCAATAGCAACTGCAAATTCTGGGGAAAATATAATATTCTCTGCAATGGCATGAAAATCTTTTGGAGGTTTGGCTGGGGGTTCCGTTACAGCCCCTAACGATAATGCCCCCATTAATAACCAACCTATAACCATTTTGATGTCATCTCCAGCAAACCCTTCTACTAAATAATAGGATTAAGAGAATTTAATTTTAATTTAGCCAGCCAGCCGATTGCTCCAACAAATCCCATTCGTTGCCATAATAAATACTGCATTTACAGGCTTGGGCACAGCGGCAAGCTTGCCCTGGTACTGGTAGCAAGTGCAGTGGCTTAACACCCATCCTGGCATACCTTAAACAGTCTTCACAATGCTTTGCTTGGGCATCTAATCGTCTAACAGCATAGCCATTCTTATCCTCATTAACAGCATATGCCCTCCGTCCTAGCTCATAGCTTACCCTACTAGATTGCATAAACCTAGAAAGGCGATAATCTAGCATTTTACGAGATAGTTTACCATCCCTTAAATCCCTCACTAATCCCCTTAATGCTGGGTATTGATTAGCCCTTAACTCATTAGCAACATCAAGATAATGGATAGCATAGGTCTTATCTTTGCCACCTCTACCAAATCTTAATAAAGCAACGTGGGCATCCTTTACCGATAATGCCACTGATTGTTCCCAATCCCTAGCAGTGATGGTGCCCGATACCAACTCATTGGTTTGTTTAATTACCTGTTGGAGATACTGAGCTTGGTAGGCTTTAATATACCTGTTAACCTGGGATTCAGGCACTAAGCGACCATTAGGGTAAAGGTAACGCCTATTGCCCTCACTCCAGACTAAATCAGATAATTTATAAGCCATTATTTATGCACTTTAACTTTTAATTCTTTCCCCATAAAATATCTTAAAATATTTTGTTTTATCATCAAATTTTTTGATAGCCAAAGAATATGCTCCCTCATCTGGTCGGGATGCATATTTTTGGTTTTATCAGCAATCAATCTTAAGTCAAACGACTGCTCTGTTGTCAAAACTTGCACTTCTTTAGGAATCATAATGCTATCCAAATTTTGCCCTTGTAACTCATAATAACCAGCAACATCCATTAATCTAAATCCTCTCCTCGTAACTCAATAACAACACGTTTAAGGATTAGATAGCCAATCAAATCAAGTTCTGCATCTTCTGTATCATCTAATTGATTAGATTGGATACGACTTAGCTTATCGTCAATCCTGACATTGATTTGTTCAATGGCATTTGCTTTGGAAAATATGCGTTTAGGATTGATGGCACTATCACCATACTGTCGATTCTTTTCTAACAGCATCTCTTTAATGGCATCGCATTGCTTGATGATCATTGCTTGGCTGTTGTCAATTGGTTGTTCAGTCATTAGTGTTCTCCGTTAAAAATAAAGCTTCAAGATAAGACAAACTACTGTCATTAACCATCTATAACCTCAATATTGGTAATCTGAATAAAGTTGTTTTTGCCGTTGCATCTGTAAGTAATCTTGCGAGTAGAAGAAAGCATACGGATTAATTCTTTATGAATCCAATGGACATCATCGGAGTCTGTCACAATGTCAAGACTGACAATGATTTTCTTTTGAGTCATCCTTTGCCCCTTGTACTTGGCGATCGCCGGGTTGCCAATAAATGCAGAGGTTCCACCACCAAAGCAGAATCCGATAAAATGGGTGCCCGAATTTTTCAGACTGGCTTAGAACCCCTATGCCCCATAAACCGGAATATTTAGACTTAATAAGCTTAAATTTCACTAGCCTTTACTCTCCTGCACAGTTAAATCATTATTATAACGCCCAGTTTTTGCATAGCTTTTAGCTGGCAATCCAAGCAACAATCTAAACTCCAACTGTCCAAATTTCATCCCAGGATAGATAGGCAATGGAGCTAGGTCATCATTAGTAATCTCCATGGTTAAGCGGCTACCATGCCATCCTGCGTCAATGTAGCCTGCCAATTGATGTCCATACCATTCCCGCCCCCTACTACTTTTTAAGTAAAAGCTTGATGCTGTAAATTCTGGAATGTTGAACACTTCAACAGATTCAACTAACAGGCGATCGCCGGGTTGCATCAAGTAAGGATTTTTTTGGGAATATTTAGACAAGTCAATGTCTTGGTATTTGCTAATTTTAATAAGCCGGGGAGGATATACATTTTGTTGATTTTCTAGCCAGTTATGAAACTTGCGCCACAACATACACAAAAAAGATTCCTTAACCCGCAGTTTTGCGGTTTCCCCAATCCTGACATCAAGACTATGAGGATTGATTAGCTTGTAATCATAAGGCTCCACCATGGGGGCAATCCGACTAGGACAATCTTCCCACCCCAACAAAGAATAAAAAGCTTGCACACTAGATGGCACTGTGCCCTGGCATAGGTCAGCGATCTGATGGTCAACTAAAATCATGGGCTACCTCTATTGGTTACCCAGCTATATTAAAATCCCCCACCATCCAGCCCCCAGACTCCAATTGCAGTACCCTTTAATTATCTAAGAGAAATGCAATTGGCTAAACAGATGGCTACAACCCATACACAGTAAGCATTCTATTTATGCCCATTAGTCTACAAAAACCCAACTAGTCTTCTTGTACACCCTCTAGTTCTAACAGCTTCAGGATAGCTTCGTAGTCATCAGAACTCATGGGGTTATCACCCAACAGGGTTAACTGTATTTTTGTGGCAGGGTCAGAGTCGTTAACAGATTCAGCTATGAATTGAGGGTCAGGCTGATTGGGCTGGTTAGGTTGTAGCATAGGTTCAGGCTCATCCATGTAGTTACTGCCCAAGGTAATGCTGGTGTTAAACTCAGCACCACCAAAACGGGATTCAATTATAGTTTGACCGCTTAACCCCATAGCATGATATTTGCTATCAGCATCAGCAAAAATACTAGCTTCCTCTGCCACTTCCTTGTCAGTCTTAGATAAGATGCTGGGATAACCAATCTCATAAGCCATACTGCCCTCAGCAATGCCTAGCCCTGCCATGGTCAAGTCAGATAACCGATTGAGGTAAGGGCTGACCCTATCCTGTTGGTAGTTCTTAACCAGTTCCGCCCATTGATGTTGGTCAGACTTGCCAGACTCACTCATAGCTCCTTGCTTAGTGCCACCTAACAGACGTGACCGGGGGATGCCAGTGTGAGCAACGAACATATCAACAATTAGCTCTACCAAGCTATCAATGCCGCTAAAGCTCCGATTAATAAAGCCTGCGTCTTCTCTAGTAGCATCAAGCACCATCACACCGATAGAGCTTAGCCCTGCCTTAAATAGCTCTAGCCTGGTCTTAACATCTTCTTCTTTACCCTGCAAGACCATATCAGCTAGACCATCCATCTTGTACCAAAAAGCGCTAGATGATTGCAGATAATTGCTAGCACTTTTAGTGGTCATGGTCATCTGACAAAAACTATCAAACAAAACTTCAATTAAGCTTTGATTGTAAAAGCCATTTTGGTATAGCATCTCTCCCGTAGCCTTAACGCCCCAGAATCTTAAAACACGGTCAGGGTGAATATTAGGATAGTAAAACTGATTATTATTCCCAACGTAATCCATGGAGGCAGTGTAATAAGGCTCTTGACCGTTATATCCACGATTGTAGTTAATACGATTGCGACCAAAAAGAGCCCCGCCAGTAATAGCCCTAATAGATTCAAAATTAACTGGTTCACTAACATCCAATCCATCATCGATGTCCAATACTATATGACAGTTACCTTCTACATTGGCGACTATCTGAGCCTCTTTAATAGCCTCTAGCCCACAATATTTAAAGCCAGCAATATCATAAAATTCTAAGTTATCAATCTGTTGTTTAACTTCAATGCCTAAATCACTATTTTCCTCATAGTTCCACTGGGGAGCCAATCTTAAACTATCGATAGGATAAGCTGTGCAGGCAGTGTGGAGTAAGGGATTTTTAAATAAAGTGTAAAGGTCTTCTACCCTCATTAAACTAGCAGTATTAATCACCATCAAAGAGTTAGGGTCTAAGATAGTGCCCACCCTATTAGATGCGTTGCCAACAGAACTTAATGCCCTTTGTAAACTACCGTGGGCATCAGCTAACCAGCTAGTGTGAAATGTCTCAGGCATAACGCTAAAATAATTAAGATAATATTAATACTACTATTTTAATATGCCCAAACGACCGACTAAGGAGGATAAAAATAACGTTCAGTTAGAATTGTTTTTAACTGATGAGACTAAAAACGTCTTATCAACTGCGGGTAAAACTAAAAAGCATTATGAGCATCAATCAGCTTTAGCAGCAAAGCTTTATAAGCATATTAAAGACAAAATAGTTAGCGCTGATTTAACTGTGGCAGAGATTAAACAATTGGCTGACACTTTGCGTAACCTATCTATTTGGAATAAAACATTCTGGGAAGGCATGACCGCAGCAGAGCAGGCAGAAGTAGAAAAGGAAATGGCTTTAGGTTGGGATGAAACTAACTTTGACTCTATGAGTGATGAGGAATTAGCTAAATGGATTTAAGGGCTAAACAAGTTGAACGGGCTAGGATTAGATTAGCTTCAGAAGACATCAAACGGCGATCGCCCATCATTGCCAAAATGAAACGGGATACCGTTTGGTTTATCAATAATTTTGGCTATACCGTTGACCCTAGGGATGCTACCTCGCCACTAAAACCTTTTATCTTATTCCCCATTCAGGAAGACCTAGTTAGATTCATGGAGTCTAATTACCTGGAAGGTAAATGGGCAATACTAGAAAAGTCTAGGGACGTTGGTGCTACATGGATATTATCAGCAGTCTTGGTTAAACATTGGCTATTTACTCCCAACTTTAAAGGTGCCGTAGGTAGTCGTAAGGCACACTTAGTAGATAAAGCTGGCGACCCTGACTGTATCTTTGAAAAGATTAGACTGTTTATTAGATACTTACCTGAATGGCTTAAACCCCCAGGCTGGGATGATAAGCCATCAAAAACTATGCTAATTCACAATCCCCAGAACAATGCTACTATAACTGGGGAAGCCGGGGATGCCGTTGGCCGAGGCGGCCGCAGTGGGTTGTACTTTTTAGATGAGGCGGCATTTATTGAGCGTTCATCTAAAGTAATGTCTGCGTTATCTGCTAACACTAATTGCCTTATTCAGGTATCTACACCTAATGGTTTAGACAATGCTTTCTACAAGTATGTTAGTGAGGGCAATATACCTAAGTTTAGAATCCACTGGAAAGATGACCCTAGGAAAGACCATTGGATTACACCTGATGGATTGACGGGTAATGGTTGGAACTGTCCCGATAAAGCCATCTATCCTTGGTATGAGAATAAGAAGAAAGAGATAGGCGATCCGGTTATCATTGCTCAAGAATTAGACCTAGATTATTCCGCCTCAGTAGAAGGCATTTATATCCCCGCTAAATGGGTACAAACTTGCATCAATGCTCATATTAAATTCCCTGGCATCATCGATGCTGATGAGCCTATTACAGCAGGGCTAGACGTTGCTGCTGGTGGTGCTAACCAAACAGTTTTAATCTTGCGCCAGTGTGGATTAGTTAGCCCTAAAATCTACCGCTGGGATAATCTTGATACTACTCAAGTCAGTTTTGTTGTAGATGAGTTATTAAGACGTTTAGGTGTTAATTATCTCTGTTTTGATGCTGATGGTGTAGGGGCTGGGGTAGGTGGCACCCTTAAATCTATTGCCGATAAACCTTACCAGGTAACACCCTTTAATGGTGCCAGTACGGAGGGCATGGACTTGACGGTTTGGCATGGGGAGAATAAAACATCTAAGCAAAAGTTTGCCAACCGTAGGGCTGAAGCTTGGGGGATATTTAGAGAGAGAGTTAGAAAAACTTATGAGATGGTAGAGGGCATTACTGAGTATCCAGAAGATGAATTAATCAGCCTGCCCAATGACCCTAGTTTAATAATGGAGCTTAGTAAGCTGACCATCAAATATAATTCAGCAGGCAAAATATTACTGCAATCTAAAAATGAGCTTAACCGTTCACCTGATACCGCTGATGCTGCCATTTATGCCTTTGTTAAACCAAGGGCAATAGCTTGGTGGGGTTAACTTTTTACTATCCTGCACTGCCATTGTCCTAGTCGATATTCAATCAGTAGTCTATGGAACCTAAAGATAAAAACAGGGTGATCGCCATAACGACTAATTTTAGGCTTGTGACCAGGACATGACCAAAGATAAAAATAATCAGAACAAATCAAAATGGAATTAGGGCAAAAGTAACAACTTACTTCACCCTCAATCATTATCTTGCCATCTGCTGTCACTGTTAGTTTCATTGGCGATCGCCTTAATTGCTTTTGATTGTTTGCAATTATAATAAGGCAAGGTAAACAACCAGAAGGTTATCAAATGAAAGAGCGACCAATCATCTTCAACACTGACATGGTACGAGCCATCTTAGATGGGCGCAAAACTCAGACTAGGCGGGTGGTTAAAACACCGGCAAAATATAAAAATTTTTATCTTGATGGGGCAGGACAGTGGACTAATTCAAAAACTGGAGAATGGCATGACATTGCTTACGATGCCATGCTAAACGAAGAAAACGGAATGGCTTCGTTTTTAGTTGCTGGAGATATGGGTTGGGATGGTGGCATACCTTGTCCGTATGGAACAGTTGGCGATCGCCTTTGGGTAAGGGAAACTTTTACGGACACAGTTGAACATATGCCAGAGGGGATTTATTACAAGGCTAATTATTCATGGGCGGATGCAAAAGAGTTTTTTAAATGGAAACCATCAATCCATATGCCCCGTGGAGCAAGTCGCATCACCCTAGAAATCACCGGCGTAAGGGTTGAACGGTTGATGGATATATCGGAACGGGATGCTATTGCTGAAGGTGTTGAGTTTTTAGAAAAGGTTAACGTTTTTAAAAATTATCAAATCCCTTACCCAGCGGGTTGGTTTTATCCACATCAATCCGTAGATTCTTTCCGTACTTTATGGGATTCTACCAACAAAAAGCACCCTTGGAATTCCAACCCATGGGTATGGGTGATTGAGTTTAAAAAGGTTTGATAATTAAAAGCCCGCCATCATAGCGGGCAATTGGTTGAGTTGGTTGCAATCAGATGTTAGCCTAGCAGATTGATGTTCCGGTGATAGAAAGATTTAGCCACGCAATAATTCCGCACAGCAGTTTCAACGTCAGGATGATTAGCAGGGTACATACAAGCCGCCACTTTATTACCGCTAACCTGGGAAAACCGTTGATTGTGCCCCACTCGTAAGTGTGAGCAAGTTTTGCCAACTTCAGAGCCTAAAGCACTCTGATAGTTAGCCGGAACATTAAAGCCTAGCCGGGTTGCCACTTCTACAACCCCTTCATATTGGGGAACGTCGGCGGGCTTAAGTATGTTTTGCTGCTCAGCCAGTAATAGATTCCCCAGTCGGCATTCAATTAGCTGAGCAATCTTAAGACTGCCCTTATCCTCATAAAACTTGGTGGCTTGGGCATGAATCTTAATGGTTTCATCCGTTACCGGAGGCAATGCGGCGATCGCCTGTTGTGGCTTAGGAGCGACCTCAGCTTGACGGGTTTTGATGGCAAAGTAGTGTTTAGCGGCTTTAACTGAGTCATTGCCACGGCTATCACATGATAAAGCAACGTGATAGCTAGCCAGTCGAGACAGTTGAAAGTCATTTTTTGGGCGACCCTGACTTTTTACTTCTAGCGGTAAAAAGTGTTCATTCACTGGAAGGTCAAGGCTTTCAATGTTTTCTTGAGCTATTTCGATCACACCTTCAAAATTTTGCCACTTGGAATAATTCAACACTGACATCAATTCCCGAGCATACCAAAATTCATTGCCGTGTTCATCTACCTGGCGGATTGCATCAAACGGGCTACCGTCACCATTGATGCTAGCGGCGTTCACGTTTAAATTAGTCATAAGACTGATTGCCTCCATGGGGCGATTGGTTAAAACCCTCCAGTTAGTCGCTGGGGGTATTTTTATTTTAATGGGCAATCAGATGAATGGCAGGATTGCGGATGGTTTAAATGGCTGAAGTATTTCAGCCATCAAGACTTGACTTAACCCATCTCAACTGAACCAATCTCAACTTGGCGCATCCTAACAAAACCTAGCACGATGACAACTATACTAAACAACAAAAGGAGCCACTAGGACTCCTTTCATTTATAGACTAGACATGACCTATCGAAACTCAACCCGTCCCGTCAAAACACATCGAAACATAGCAAGAAAGATTTAAGTTACCCGCCTATTTTAATTTTGCGGGGACTAAACTCTGGCTTAATCATAGCAGTTTTTGATTCAGTAATCTGTTTACGCACAGTGGCGATCGCCGCTACTTCTGCCCCAATGATAGCTAGCTCAGAAGAAAACCGACGTTTACTATCTGGACTCAAATTAGCTACATCAATGTTATCTACAATCCGCCGCCATTGCTTACGCTTTTTACGATTAGCCGCTAAGTTTTGCTGGCGAATATAATCAACCGCTTCATTATCCTTAAGCATCTTAATTCCATTGTATTGGGTACGGCATACGATACCAGTTCGAGCCTCAATATCTTGAGCCAATGCCATCAGCTTGAATGAGTATTGGCTATCCTCAACACTTAGCCCAAATACATTTTCAAGGTCTGAACTGCTGATAAAATCTCCTTTACGGAGTACGTCAAAATCAATCGGATACTTACTGACTGAATAACTCATTACGAGCCTCACAATTTAATAAACAACAATCAGAATGGGCATAAGCCCGCATGACTTAACTTAGCCGGTCATAACATAACTCGACATAACTCGACAAAGCGCAACTCAACTCAGCAAGACCCAGCAAGAAATTTATAGGACTATCTTAAAAGTCAAAAAGGAGCCATTAAGACTCCTTTTAATAATAGACTTGACGAAGCTCAACTTAACAGAGCAGGGCTCAACACAACATAACGTAACGGAACTTAGCCCGGCGTGATGTTTGCTCCCCGATGGAATTACACCACCGATTACCCACTAGGGAGAGCATGAGAGCCAGGATAAAACCTGGCTTAGAGACGTAGCACGACTCGACCCAACGTATCGCAACTTGACTCAACACAACTTGACTCAACATAACTCAGCAAGAAAATTTTAGTTATGTATCGAGGGTTATAGGGAACCACAAAGGCTCCCTATTTAATAGACCCGACGAAGCAAAACAGAACTAAACCAAACCTAACACTACCAAACCTAACTCAGCAAGAAAAGTTTATCAAGCTTGTACTTCAAACCGTCCAAACTCAGGGCGGCGATCACATAACCCGATGATTTTACCTGATAGATAAAGAATATCCATAATGTCAGATTTATTAACTACATCGGGCATATAGTCAATCGAAATATCAGCTTCCCATTTACGAAAAATAGGACGGGTACGCATGACAGCATTTTTCTGCACACGTTCTGCACGAACATCTACATAATTTTCATCTGCCCATAACTGGTTAGTATCTTTATCGGTAAAGATGTTTAACTCGGCATCTTCACTAATAACAATTCCAGCCTTGAAGGTAGTCCCCAGTTTCTTCTTCCTTGCCCCAGCCAGCAACATCCCTTTGATGACACTGGCAGTTAAGCAAACGTTAGCGCCATCATCGGTAAATTGAATGTTAGCCCCTTCTACATCAAGGGAATGGGGAGCATCAAGGTAGAGTGACGCATACCATTCTAATTGACTGATAACGTCTAAATCTTCCTCAACCTTTTTGCGCTTGCTGGTGTATTGCTTAATCAGTTGCGTGATGGCACTGCGGGGATTAACCAGAATATTGGCATTGTGCATTAACAACGGTGTGCGACCGATTAACCTAGCTCTTAGCGTGTTAAAACCGTCCATGGCTAACCTTGAATGTTTACTTAAATCATATTAACACCAATCATTGCAATTGTGTCAATTATTTTAATTTGATTGATTGACCCGAAAAACCTTAATCAATCTTCTTTGCCAATTGGCTAAATTACTTATCTGAATAACGCCATGATTGACATCAGCGTGTATCATGCCATGCCCCACACTAAAACCACAGTGATGGGGTATTTTGCCTATCCTGAACAGCAACACATCGCCATCCCTCCTATCGGCGATCGCCACTGATTCTAAAAACTCTAAACCATTCATAAAGTCAAGGATGGCATTGCCCTCCGGCAATCGGGCGTAATTATCAATCGGTGGCAGGGTAATCCCTAACGCCTCACTAGCCACCGCTTCAATAAACCTGACACAATCAACGCCTAACCCCTTTGCCCTCTGGTTATGCCGCCATGGTGTGCCTATCCACTCCTTAGCTACCCTCACAATCTCATCATTGACCATCACTACCTCCAATTGCATACGCTTTAACTATATTAAGATAAATGCAATTAGCATGGTCAAGTCCAGCAAAGCTATATGGCATAAGGGTTGCAGGCTGATGGCTAACTATTAAAGCCCTGGGCAAACTCCTTAGCCCAGTCCATATCATCAGCCGCCACCTCAGTCCATCGCCGGGGTGGTATTTCATTGCCATTCCTCAACGTTGCCCCTTCATGGACAATGACCGCTGGTGTCTCTCCCATACCATCCCATTCGTATGTAGTTTTAAGGTTTTGCCTGTCCATGGTCTGGGATTGTTTAAGGTTGCCCAGGTCAACAATGTTTCTGAAACTTCCCACCACTATTTCACCGTTGCGCCTATGGGTAATACCAAAGCCAGCCTCCCACTGCCTAGGCTCAGTGATGACCTGTTGCATCTTATCCCCATAGGCATTGCTGACTGCTTCCATGCCATTGGCGATCGCCCTATGCAGTTCTTTATGATTTTTAACCCTCTTGACCATGTCCCTAGCCCCAATTGCATACCTATTAACTATATTAAGAGAAGTGCAATTGAGATGCTAAATGGCTGGATTGCTTACTGTATAAGGGTTGCGTGCTAAATGGTAAAAACTTTTGCGCTAGGGGTTGACAGTGTAACGCTAACCTATGCTATATTATAAGAGTAAACAAAAGAGGTTAAGCAAATGACTATCATCACTGAGTCCGGCAAATGGGTAATCAAGACTGAAACCCGCAATAAGGTAATAGATGGAGAACTTGTTGCAGTCAATGTGGTAGTAGCTTGGAACGAAGAGAAGGGCTATATCAGGGAATTCTATGGGTCGCAGACTTATTATCCCGAAGTTGATTTAACCTAAATCAGACATTTTAAAATAACCCCGTAGGCTAAACTGCGGGGTTTTGTTGTGGATAAGGGTATAGAGTTAATCAAAAAATGGGAAGGGCTAGAATTACAGGCTTATCGTGACCCTATCGGCATTTGGACCATTGGTTATGGGGTTACTCGCATCAATGGTAGACCAGTCAAGGAACGGGATGTTTTAGCCAGTGAGTATCATGCGGATACGTTGCTTAAGACTCAGATAAAAGCAGAATATTTACCAGCGCTAGAAAAGATACCAGTATGGCGCAAGCTCAATATTAACCAGAAGGGTGCATTACTATCTTTTGCCTGGAATCTAGGGGCAAACTTTTATGGTGCTAGTGGTTTTGAGACTATCACCAGAGCGTTAAAAGATGGTCGTTTAGACGATGTGCCCGACGCAATGATGCTTTACGTCAAAGCTGGGGGCAAGACGTTGCAGGGGCTAGTTAATCGCCGCAAAGATGAAGGTAGTTTATGGTTAGAGCCTGTTGAGGTTATCAGCGCTAAGCCACCAGCCATCACTATTACTGGTTATCCCGAAAAAGTAGAATTAGGGGAAGCGTTCACTATCACTGGCACCATTGAAGGCTTTAATACAGTGCCATTAAGGGTGATGGCTGATAATAAATGGGAATTGCCGCCAGCGACCACCATGGGCGGCAAATTTGATTACCAGTTGCAGTTGACCAGCCCTGGCGATCGCCGTATCAGCTTTGAATATGGCAATGATAAAACTGGCATTACCATAAAAGCTGGCTATGTTGAAGCAATGCCCGCTAATCTCAAACTAACTTTAACTGGCAGTGTGGGAGCAGGGGGAAAGAATAATGAAGCTGATGTTAAAGCAGCGCAAGCTAAGTTGAACGAATTAGGCTTTACATTGACCGTTGATGGCATTGTGGGCGATAACACTATCAAACGGATTAAATTATTTCAGTCAATTATTGCAGGGGCATCTAGAGTTGGTGGTGATGGCAGGGTGGATGTTAACGGTATTACCCATCGTTGGTTAAATGCTGACAATGCTCCCCGTTGGCAAATCATGCCTGATACTAACCGGGCGATTGGTTTTCGTAATCAAGAGTTAGAAGAAACCTGGGATCACCATGATTACGGCACTAGCTGGTTGGCGGGTATGGTGTTATGGATTGCCAAAGATTATCAGGCAACTTATAGGGATTCAAGACTTAGTGTCCCAGCACCTTTTTCTATTAATGATGCCAGCTTGCCAACAGGTGGCAATACGCCAGACCATAGTGGACATGAAACTGGTTTGGCGGTTGACATCTTTTTGCCCCGTAAAGATGGCTTAAATGGTGGGATAGACTACTTAGATCAATGTTATGATAGGAAGGCAACTGAAGCCATGTTGCAGTCAATTAATCGATGTCCTACCATTAATAAATCAAGGATTTATTTTAATGATCCTTACTTAGTTAATAAAGGGTTATGTCGCTCAGTGCCAGGGCATCACCATCACATTCACGTCGAAGTTAAAGTTCCACCAATTCAAGGTTAAACAATGAAAACTACTCCCATATTTGATAGCACTGCTTTGGACAGTGGCAATGACATTTGGAATGGCAAAACCACTAACTTAATGCTGTTAAATAATCCTCGATATAAATGGGCGCATTCAATGTATAAAAAAATGCGTGATGACTTTTGGATTCCGCAAAAAGTAGACTTAACAGCAGACATTACGGATTATACAGAATTAACAGATAGTGAGCGCAAAGCTTTTAATGGAGTGCTATCTTATCTAATCTATTTAGATAGCATTCAAGAGGCAATGTTACCAGCTTTAGGGGAAACGATGACTGCCCCTGATGTTAGGCATTGCCTAGCTGAGCAGTGTTATTTTGAAGGCATTCACAGTGAAAGCTATAAATACATTGTCGAGTCATTGTTACCAGTGGAGCAACAAAGCATCATCTATGATTATTGGCGCACTGATAATGTTTTAAAGAAGCGTTGTGAGTTTATTCTGGATTATTATCAGCGATACTTAGATAGTCGGTCTGGGGAAGATTACTTTTATGCTTTGTTTGCTGATTACCTGTTAGAGGGATTGTATTTTTACAATGGCTTTATCTTTTTCTATACTTTGTCTAGTCGGCAAAGAATGAATGGCTGTGCTGATATTATCAAGTACATTAACCGTGATGAGCAAAGCCATGTAAGGTTGTTTCAGCGATTAATCACTGAAGCCATGCCAGAGTTTGAATATTCAAAAGAAAAGATAATGGAGATGGTGGATGATGCTGTTAATCAAGAAATTGATTGGGCTAATCATATAACAAACAATGAAGTATTGGGTATTAGTGAAACATCAACAGAGCAATACACTAAATATCTTGCTGACTTGCGTTTAAAAGCCATTGGTTTAGAGCCTATCTATGGGTCTGCTAAGTCTCCTTATAAGCACTTAGAAAAAATAGCAGATATTGGAGGTGAAGCAGGAACTAAGAGTAATTTTTTTGAAACTTCAGTGACTTCTTACAATATGTCAACCGTGATTCAGGGTTGGGATTTTTAATATAGTATTATGAGCAGAAAATATCCCGACTTAATTAACGACCTAGCTATCATCCAAGGTGAAACTTATGTAGAGTTGACCGATGGATTGATTTATGTTGAAGGTGACTGGACTGATGGAGAACCTAGGGGTCAAATTAGGACGGATATTTTCGCTAATGGTGGCGCATTGCTGGCAGTTTTTGAATTTGAAGATAGTGTTTATGACGAAGAAAATGATAAGACGGTTATTAAGCCATTTTTACGAGAGAGTGTAACAGCATCGTTACCTGTTACCAGTTGGAAGGATGGCAAGGTTTTAAGTTCCAGAAATGCTTTTGTTTATGACATTGAGATTCAGTTAAACTTAGCGGTTATTAAGTTGGCTTTTGGTTGGGTTCAGGTTATTGGTGAGGTGACAGCGGAAACACAAACACCGCCAGTTATTATACCCCGCCCAACTTATTTAACAGCTGACAATAACCTTTCGGAACTAGAAAACCCTGAAGAGGCGATCGCCAATCTAGGCTTAGATGATGTGGTGCGTGCTGGTGATATTGCAGACTTTGAAACTAGCACTCAGTTAGACGCAAGGGATATTGAAAACAGAAAGTGGGTTAATTTTTCCGGTATTCCTGCTTGGATAAGCAATGCCACAGAATTTGGTCAATCGTTAGTTAATGCTGCTACTGCTGCCGCCGCCAAGATTCTACTAGGGTTAGATAACGTTGACAACACCAGTGATGCAGATAAACCTATCTCTGATGCTACTTTGACTGCTTTGCAGGTATTAGACGGTGAAATTTCTGCTAACACTGCCG